CTAGCTAAGATATTCACTTTTAATCATCTCCTCATATTCTTCTCTAGCCTTATCTATAGCAATAAATATATCCTCTCCATTGTCATATAGCTCTTTTGCTCTTTTAATTGTATATTCTGTCCTTGAAACTTCCATTATTCCTCCTCAATATATTCAGCTTTCCAGCCACTTCTTGTTTTAGTTTTCTTTTTAATTGTTTGGTAAACTGCCTGACTCTGTAGTCTTAAAAAACATGCTGCACTATCTATAGAATCAAATATTTTTTCTTCACCAGTTTTGACATTAATTAACTTTACTTTTGAAGCTTTCTTTCTCTTTTTTCTATCCCTATCAACATTAAACTCTATTAGCATTTTTCCACGTGTTGGAAATACAAGTTCTCCATTTTTGTTTACTCCATAGATACAGCAATATAGTGCTAAATAATTTCTAAGAGTCAAATCATCTTCAAATATGTTATCTGCAACAGAACCACTAAAATATCTTTCAACCTTTAACATTTCAGCCCCCTCCTTATTCAACTGGCATTTCAAACACTTTTTCTTTGTTGCATCTAACCCCGTCTTTATTTATAATGTCAAACTTAGTTCCTGCAATAATAGCCTCCTGTATTCTGTTTAATACTTCAATAGCTCTTTCTTCTGATTTATACCTACCTATTTCTCTAACATTTGATTCACCTTCAAACACTGCATATACATATCTACTATCTATTTCAACTCTATTAACTCTCATTAAATCTAATCTATCTTGACTTCTAATTATTATCATTCCTAATGCCCCCCTCATCACATCTTCTTATATCATTTAACTTACTTAAATCTTCATATATATTCCCATCAACCTTAACTATTGCAAGTTCAGATAATCTAAAGCAATCTCCTGACATTTCATTCACTGCAATAAAACAACCATCTTTAAATTTTACCTCCCCTGCAAACTCTGTAAAAAATATACTTCTACATAAAACAATATCGCCTTCATAGATTTCTTTTCCATCACAATCCTTTAAACCTGTGTATATCATAACCTCAAAATTTTCATTGTTTTTTGGCAAATAAACACCACTATAAACCCACTCTCTAAGCAAATTTTTAGAATAGCACACCATTTCATCATAACTATACATTTCTTTACCATTTTTATTCCATTCTCTAAATTTTAACTCCATCTTCATCCCTCCATTTTTTAACTTCTAGGAAGTAATATTGTATAATTACTCCCTAGACTACTTAACTTGATTAAAAAGGTATATCGTCATCATCTATTGCTTGAAAACCTTGTGGGTCCAGTCCTGGTGGTATATATTCCTGTTGTTTTTCATGATTATTACTATCCTCTTTACTTGAAAGCAATTCTAAAGCATTTACATTAACCTTAGTAATAGATTTCCAACAACCATTTTCATCTTTGTAATTATCTATATTTAATTCTCCAAAAGCATATATCTGTTTACCTTTTGTAAGATACTGTACAAGATTTTCTACATGTTTTCCTAACTGTTCACAAGGTATAAAATCAACTTTCTTTTTGCCTTCTCTATCTTTGTATTTTCTATCTACTGCTACCCTAAATAAAATTTTAGGTGTACCCGAATTTGGAAGATATTTCAGCTCAGCATCTGCAACTAATCTTCCAACTAAAGTTATTGTATTCATTTAACTAGCCCCCTTCTATTTTTCTTCCTGCTCTTCTGTATACTCAACAAAGTAAGTATAAGTTGTCTTGCTATTTTGCTTCTCTCTACCAATCTTTACTGTATATCCAGCTTTCCCAAGTAATCTTAACAATTCCAATCTATCCTGCTCATTTAAAGAACCACTTCTTTGTGCATATATTCTCGCCATTTTATACCTCCCCTTTCTAGGAAACAATATATTGATATTTACTTCCTAGAAGTTTAATTTTTATTTAAATTTTTCCTTCTGACTCTTTTTAATAATCTCGTCTAGCTCTTTTTCATCATACTGAGTAAAAGTCTGATTGAAGTTAGCAAACTTATTTTTACTTACATTATGAGTATTCACAGTTTTATTATTAGACTGTTTCTTCTCCTGTTTACTCTTTTTCTTCCTCTCAAACTCATTTTGATACTCTGTAAGTTCTAAATTAGTTTTTACACCTGCTTCTATCCAATTATTTAATATTGTTTTAATGTATTTATAATTCTTAACTCCACTGCCTACAGCTTCATCAACAGCTCTTATTATTACATCAGCTTCCATTCCATCATCTAAATAACTTAGTAGTTGAAGAAAATTATTTGGAGTAATCACACCTATATAAGATTCATAATATTTTTTTATGTAGGTGGTTTTATCTTTATTGGATTGTTCATTAATAACAATAGTAGTAATATCATTATTTACTTTAAAGTCATTACTTACTACTTCCGTGTTTTCCGGTTTCCGAGAAACCCGGTTTCCGGGAAATCCGGTTTCCGGGAAATCAGTTTTTCGGGATTTTAGCTTCTGAGGATTTTCAAGTGGTATCTCATATACTTGATAATCATATCCTCCAAGCATCTTATTAGTATTAGAATCTCTACAAGGTTTTCTTGTTACATATCCATTTTCTATAAGTTCTTTTAAAATATTTGCTGTAGCATCCCTTCCATTTTTACTTCTTTTATATAGGTCATTAACATAGATTTTCCAATGGTCGGGCTTACTAATCAGATATGAATGTAAGCCTTTTGCTTGCCAGCTTAATTTTACATCTTCCAAACAAGTTTTATTTAAAACTACATATGGATTATCTTTGTCTTTGCTTACTCTTATAATCCCCAATACTATCACCTACTCTTGTTTTTGCTTCTCTAAAATGCTCTTATATCCATTTAAAACTTTCTCATACTCCTGCTTAGTCAAATCTACTGCTAACTTTCCAAACTTCTTATATACTTCACTATCAACTCTATTTTTATCTTTTTCTATAGATTCTCCTAGCGAATATAGTATATTTAATTCGCTCTCATTAACTTCTTTTTTTTTCTGCTCATTTCCATGTTTATTTGTTGCATCACTATCTTTTGTATCATCAATACAAAATAATCCATTTAAAGCATACTTTCTTGCATAACTTGATACACTTCCAGTTACTTGTGCTAAATCCATACCTTTTTTAGTTTCATCTTCTCTAGCTAATGCTTTTACAGATATTTTTTCTCCTGTTTCTGCATCTATTAAAGTTGCTGTAGCTTCTACATAAAATCTATTTCCTATCTGAACAATATTATCATCCAATACAACCAATGCTTTTTCTTCTTTTAGAATAGGCTTTAAACCTTCTAGTATATCCTCACAACTCCTATAGTTGTATTTACCAAAGCTATTAAATTGACTTTTAGGAGCTTTTAAAGTACTCTGTATATTTACAAGTTTTATATAAACATTATTAGTTTCCATGGTCCTCACCTACTCTTTTTTAGCTTTTGGAATTGTTAGTGTAGTTCCATATTCAATCCTACAACCTTCAACCTCATGACCTTTTTTAATAAAGTCTTTAATAGTGTTCTTATCTACTTTTACAACTTGCTCAACTGTTTTATATATAGCAGGTATCTTTTCTTCATCTTCTATGACTAAGCTACCTGCCGACTTTCTTATACTTATATTTCCTAAAATTGTTTCTACTTTTTTAGTCTCAAGTAATTCCATACAGTCTTTTATATTGCTTTTTAATTTATCAAGAGTATTCTTTTTGGCCCTTTTTAACTCTTGCAATCTTTTAATCTCTGAATCTATAGAGTTTATATCACTGTCAATGTTTAATATTACTGAAACTATCCTAGTGTTTTTATTTTGTATCTCTTGTTTTATTATTTCTTTTATTTCCTCTAGTTTTTCAGCTTCATTTCCTGTTGTTTCTGTTAAACCTTCTTCTATTTCTAATAAATCTGTAGTTAATTCGTATAAAGTACTCATAATTTCCCTCCATTTATGCTATAATATAGCTAATTAAATTTTTGATATATTTTTGATTAGAGCCATTGCAGTGGCTCTTTTCTTATATCTGAACATCTATAGGTATATCTCTTTCAAGTTCTTCTGAAATTAATTCAAATATCTTGTAATCCTCGCTTTCTTCATATTCTTTTATTTCAATTTGTGTATCTATAATTTTTAGTAATGACTCAGCAAATATTTTTAATCTTTCGTTTACACTTTTTTCTCTTAAAGCATTACTCAATTCAATTTCTTCTGATATATTTCTTTCTTCTTTTTTTCTAAGTTTTGTATAAAGTTGCTCGTTTTTATTTATTTCTAAATTAGCTCTATTTAGTTGTTGCTCTACTGAATTTCTCACTATAATTAAACTTTTCATGATTAATCCCCTCTTAATTTAACGTTTCAATGCAATAATCATAGCTTATTGCATCATCTATAGTTATAGACGATTGTACTAAATCATCTAATTCTTTATCAAAATAAACTACTGTTAATTCAAATTCTTGCGATTGAGTTATTATACAATCGCTTTCAAAACCAAATCTTGCACATGTTACTCTGATTGCTTTACCTGCTTTAAGAATTTTTGTAGGAAATTTTACTTTAAGTTTTTTTATATCACTATCCCCTTATTGTATTTTTTAAGACCTTCAAAACTCGCTTTCTTATTGTATTGCTTACAAAACTGTATATAAGCTATCAGTACTCTTACATTCAACTAAATCACCCCCTTCCTCTTTATACAATTACTTTAGGAAACATATCTTTAGCTACTCTCATAGCATTTTTTATGCCCCTTTTTTTGTTTTATAACAATATCTTTCTTTGAAATAAGTTACTGATACCCTTCCAGGAAAGGTCTTCCAACCTTCTTTTTCTAATTCTTTATTTAATTCTCCAATTATTTTATAAGCGGTTGCTTCACATACATCTAAAATCTTAGCTATATCTTTTGCCCTATAAAACAATTGTTCTTTAGCTACTGCTTTTGCCATACAATACACCTACTTTCAAAATATTCTGTATTTAATTTCTATCTTCCAACTAATTCGTCTAATGTAACATCTAAATAGTCAGCTAGTTTTATCAATGTATCTATAGTTGGATTTTTATTTTCTCCTCTTAAAATTGCATATAAATTTCCTGAATCTACGCCTATTTCTTTTGCTAATTTCCACGCTTTTAAATCTCTATCTCTTAAAATTTTATTTATGTTGTCATTAATTGCCATTATTTCCCTCCTTTGATATACTATATTTGTAGGATAAATCCTATAAATACATTTAAAGGTGGTGATACCTATAGCTAAAAATACTAAACAAACAAGTAAAACTGTTGCTTCTAAGGCTAGTAAGATTCTTAAAGACGGAAGATATAGTGCTGCTTCCAAATCGGTTGCTGGTAGTGCTTTGTCACAAACTAAGAAAGGTCCTAAAAAGTAGTCTTTCTTTTGACTTCTAATGATAATATGAACTCTTTATTTATTAGAAGTTCTTGCTTACCATCAATAACCTTTACCATATTTGGTGGTAAGCATTCTCCTTTATTTTCAAATTCTTTGAGCTCTATATTTTCAAATACTTCTCCTGTTGCTAGTGCTAATTTTTTAATTTTCATTTGATTACATACTTCTTTAATTTCGGTATTTTCCAAAACACTTTGTTGCTCCAATTTTTCATACTCAACTTCTTTTGTACATATACAACATATTTTAGGCTTCGACCCTTTTTTAACTTCTACCTCATTATCAAACCCACAATATGGACACTTGCAAAAATATTTTACTCTTGAATCGCTTGTATTATTTTTCATGTATTTAACCTCCTAGTTAATAATTAATTAAAACAATATATTTCAAAATATTCTGTATTTAGTTTTCAAAGTGCTATTAATCTTTAACCTAACATTGATATTTGATTGTTCTTTTTAAACTTATTAATAAAGTATATTTGTCCCTTACCAGTAATCTTAGGTGTTTTAGTAATACTTGTATGACCATCTGGATGTACTCTTGTACCTTCTTTTGTTTCTATAACTCCTAAATCTACACTTTTTTGAGTTGGTGTATTGTAATCCTCACCTTTACGTTTTATTAAGTAACCATTATTTCTTAACCAGTCAAATAATCTATTTTGTCCTGTATCAATTCCATTCTGTCTAAGCAACTTTGCTAATTCTCCAACTAGGATTGAATTGTCAGAAGACGCTACCGAATCAGCAAATAATACTTTTGGTTGCTGTAACTGAATTACCTTATCTTTTTCTTGATTTTCTAATTGTAATTGTTCTTTTTCTTCAACTTCTATTAATAACTGTTGTAATGCTTCTTTGTATGTAGTTGGTAGTTTAGGTTGTTGTTCTTTTAACTCTTGCTCCATTTTATTAAATCTTTTTACATATCTAGCTGTAAAAATAATTCCTTTTTCTCCAGTAAATTTATTTGCTAAAAAGTCACAGCCTAATTTCGTTACATTGTAACATTTTCTATTTTCATTTTTTAAATCTAAATAAGCTGATTTTATAAAGTAATCAACCACAACAAAATTGTTGTCGTTAAGAATATCAATAATTCCTTTTGTTTTTTCTGTGCCTTCTAATTTTCTCAATACTTCCCAATGGTTAATTTCTAACATATCAGCAATTTCTAATGTTGTTATTGTATTTTTATTGTTAAGTTGCAAATTATTCATATCTAAAGCTCCTTTCTTGTAATCTGAGTCCTTTTATGCTATTATTCATTAAAGAGTTTTTCACAATTAGTATTTAAAATTCTAGCTATCTTTAAAGCTGTACGAATGTTTGGGAGACGTTCGCCAGCTTCATAATATTGATAGCTTCTCTCTGTTATTTTGGCTTTTTGAGCAACCTCTAATTGCGTTAAGCCAACTTTTTCACGTTGTAGTTTTAAATTGTTATTTATTTTCACCCTCTCCTTTTTATTTAACACGCCAATATTGTTCGTGCTATGTTTTATATATTACACGCTAATATTGTTCGTGTCAAGAAATTTATTTATTTTTTTATTGGAGCGTGTAGTTATGACTAAATTCAAAGATAATATTAAGCTAGTAAGAAAGCAAATGAATATGACTCAAAAGCAATTTGCTAGTTTGTTTGGTATCTCAGAACGTGCATATCAATATTATGAATCGGGTTCAAGAGAGCCAAATATAGAAACTTTAATATTAATTTCTAACAAACTTAATGTATCTACAGATTTTTTGTTAGGTCTTTCGCCTAACCAAAATAGAAATTAATATTCAACTTTCGTCTGCTTTTTAGCAGGCGTATTGTTGTTTGCTCTATTTCCATCTAATCACCTCTTTTGAATATTCTATATTTAACTTCCAAAGTGTTATTTTGATTTGGGGAGTTGGTATTTCACCTACCCCTTCTATTTATTATTTAAAAAAAGTATTACTAAATACAATTCCTAAAAAATAAAAAATTCCTATTAAAATTCCTCTAATGATTATTTCTTTTTCTTTATTTTTCATATACTTGCTCCTTTAAAATATTTTATATTTAGTTTTCAAGGTACAATTAAAACCTTATAGTTTACTATGATTTACAGTAAAATCAAAAAAAATTTCATTTATTGTTTTCCCTGTTTCGAGCGAGATTTTATGCGCTATTTCTAAACTCGGATTAACCTTACCGTTTTCTATTCTAGATAAATACGGTCTTGATATACCTATCTTATCAGCGAATTTTTTTTGTGATATTCTAGATTCTTTTCTAATATATTGTAAATTATTTTTTATATTAATCCCTCCTAACTTTATTTATAACCTTTTTGTTAATCATAGTATACGTCTTTTTTTTACTCTTGTCAATTATTTTTTACTAAATTTTTATTTTTGTTAACAATAGTTTACATTTTTCTGATATAATTAAGTCAACTATTATTTAGGTGAGGTGTGAAATTATGCAAACATTAGCAGAAATTATTAAAGAATATAGAAGTGAACATAACTTATCTCTTAGAGAATTTTCTAATCTTTGTGGTGTGAGCCATACATATATAGATAAGATAGAAAAAAACAGAGACCCAAGGAATGGTAAAGCTGTTGAACCTACTTTAGATATGCTTGAAAAAATGAGTTTTGGATTAAATTTAACTTTAAAGGAGCTATTAACTAAATTAGGTAAAATACAACCTAACACTCAACAAGATGATGAATTATTAAAAAAAGTTAACTCAAAAGAAGATAATGAAGTTAACGAACTAATAAATAGATTAGCATCTTTAGATTCAGATGATAAAAATGCAATAAAAAAAATGATAGATAATGCTTATTATAAAGCAGTTAATACTAAGAAAGAATAAAAGAGCTAAAGCCCTTTTATTCTTTCTTTTCATTTAGATTATAAATTTCATTTATTTTAGCTCTTATTTTTTTATACTCTTCTGAATTATTTTTCAATACTTCTTTTAACTTACTGACATATAAACTCATATTTTCATTCTCATTCAAATAAACCATCCCCTGTAAAGTATTTTTCTATCCCACCAACTGAACATACGTTCTTAAAAATGATAATGATTTCCCTCTAGAATCTATCTTTCCTCCTTATTACTTTTATTTGTTTATCTATTTCAGCACTATTTTTATAGTGCTTTGAAAGTGCTTTTCTTACTTACATTTTAACACATTTTTCCACCAAAAAATGTTCTAATGAGGAACATTTTTTACAAGAAATTACACAAACTATTAATTATAAAAATGTCATAAAAATAATTAAAAGGTGGATTTTAATAAATGTTGAAAAAATTAAGAAAAAAGAAAAGAATGACACAACTAGAATTAGCAGAAAAAATGAGACGTAACAGAAGTTATATATCAAAACTAGAAAATCAAGAGTACAAAGATATAGGTATATCTACGATATTAGACTTATCTATAGCACTAGAAGAAGACTTCTTAGAACTGTGTAAATATTACAAGCTTCAAGAAATAAAAAGAAGAGGAAAATAAAACAATTATTTAGATAGCATATCTAACATGTTATAATTATTGTAATATTAAAATGACATAATTGGGGGTGTCTAAAATGCCTGCTTACAAAGACGAACAAAGAAAAAGTTGGTATGCTAGCTTTTATTTTACAGACTTCGATGGGGATAGGAAAAAGAAAATTAAGAGAGGTTTTAAAACTAAAAAAGAAGCTCTAGAGTTTGAAAGAGAATTTTTGAATAAATCTAAAATGAGTACTGATATGAGTTTTGAAAGTCTCATAGAAGAATACATGCACGATATGTCTTCTAGATTAAAATTATCTACATTAGAAACTAAAAAGTATTTAATAAACTTTAGAATTTTACCTTTTTTTAAAAGTCTAAAAATAAATGAAATTACTGCAACACATATAAGAAGATGGCAAAACGAATTATTAAAAAGTGATTATAGCCAAACATATATTAAAACGATAAACAACCAGCTTGTTGCTGTATTAAATTATGCAGTTAAATATTATAACTTGCCTTCTAATCCTGCTCATTTGGCAGGTTCTATCGGTAAAAAAAACGCAGATGAAATGAACTTTTGGACATTAGAAGAGTTTAAAAAATTTATTGAATTTGAAAAGAAATCAGAACCTAGACTAGCATTTGAAATTTTATTTTGGACAGGTCTTAGACTAGGGGAGTTGTTAGCTCTTACTCCAAAAGATATTTTCGAAAATAAAATAAGCGTCGAAAAAAGCTACATAAGACTAAATGGAGAGGATATTGTTTCTTCTCCTAAAACTCCTAAAAGTAAACGTGTTGTCCCTATCCCACATTTCTTATATAATAATATAAAAGATTATCTATCTAAGCTATATGACTTAAAAGATAATGAAAGAATATTTAAATTTGCTAAAAGTTATCTTTCTAAAGAGCTAGATAGATGCTGTAAGTTATCTAATGTAAAAAGAATTAGAGTGCATGATTTGAGACATTCTCATGCGTCATTATTGGTAAATATGGATGTAAATATATTAACTATAGCAGAAAGATTGGGGCATGAAAAAGTAGAAACAACTTGGAATACATATTCACATTTATACCCAAATAAGCAACTTGAAGTTGCCCAAAAACTAGATAATTTAAATATATAG